AAAGGAGGAGTTTGGTGATTATAAACCTGACTGGACTCCTTTTGGAGGATATGATAACCCTATCGAAACAAAAACTTGGTGGGGTAAACAACTTAGATCTTTAGTTCACTTCGGTTCCATGTCTGCCGCTGCACTTTTAGCGGCAAAAGGAGCCGCAGCTACAGGTATTGTTACTTTACCAGCAGGCTTAATAGCTCTGACTAAAGCTAACTTTGTAAGAGGTGCTGCATTAGGAGCCGCTACTGATCTTGTATCTAAAGAATCAGACGGTCAAAATGCTATGGGTGCGTTGCGTGACAGATATGGCTGGTTTGATACACCACTAGCTACAAAGGATACTGACCATCCTGTTATGATGAAAATAAAAAACATCGTAGAAGGTATGGGTATAGGTCTCTTTTTTGATGGTTTACTATATACCCTTAAAAAGGGAGCTGATCCAGCTATAGAAGCTATCAAAGCTAGAAATAAAAGTTTAAAAGATCAGACTGTAGAAAACGGTTTAGCACAGCTAAGACGTGGCGAAGCACAGTTTAGAGCAGATAAAAATGCTCCTATATCTCAACCACAACAAGGTGCACACATAACAGAAGTTGAACCACAGAAAGCTAAAGAGCAATTATCTAGAACACGTAATGAATGGGGATCTGAAGAAGGTTCAACTGGGTCAGTTACTACACCATTAGAACGTGAACGTATTGCACAAGAATCTGGTACAGATGCAGCTCAAATAGAACGTATATATAAAGGACTTGTTAGTAGTGACAAGTTTGCTAAAGAGTTAGACGCTGCAAAAGGTGACAGAGTTAAACTTGCACAGACATTTAAAGAGTCAGTAGAAGCACATCAACGTATAACACAAGGTAGAAATGCTGCTGATATGTCTGCTAACGAATATTTAAAAGAGCTGATAGAAGCTCAGCCCGATATTATTGATGGTGTTGAAATATGGACATCTAAAAATGTAGTTATTGCTGATCTGATATCTGGTACATTACTTAGACAGTTACGAGATACAGGTATTGCTGGTCGTGAAATAGCAGACTTAGTTGATTTAGCAGACATAGATGGACCAGCTAAACAGATTGTTGATACCATGCTGACTGCATTATATCAAACTAAGAAAGCTAGATTTGTAAAATCTGATTCATTTAGAGCTTTAAGTGCTGGTAAAGGATCTAAGAAAGCTGTAGAAGATGCGATTGCAGAAGAAATGGTTGACATGAAAGAGTCAATTATGACAATGCTTAAGATAGCCAAAGAAGATCCTAGTGATGATTTAATGAACGCATTATTTGAGTCATTCTCTATGATGAAAGATTTAAATACTTTAGAAGACTTTGACAGATGGGCTAGAACAATACTAAAAGGTGGACCACTTCAAGAAGGTGGTATAAATCGTACCGGTGCTCTTATAAGAGAGCTTGAGGGAGTTATGACTCATGGTATACTATCTGGACCTAAAACTCCCATACGAGCAATTATGGGTACATCAACTGCAACATTCTCAAGACCTCTAGCAACTGCACTTGGTGCTATTATACGATTCCCATTTACTGGAGATTCGGCTACAGTTCGTTCAAGTCTTGCAGCTACAAACGCTTTAGTAGATGCTATACCAGAATCGTTTGAGCTATTTAGAACTAGACTAAATTCATACTGGAAAGGTGATTTAAGTAATATTAAAACACGTTATTCTGATTATACAAAAGGTGACGCTAACTGGGAAATACTTAGACGTTGGGCAGAAGACAGTGGTAGAGCTGATGATGGCGAAAGAGCTGCATTTGCTTTAGCTAACATGGCACGTAATATGAACAACAGTAACATGTTTAGTTACTCTACTAAATTAATGGCAGCTACTGATGATTCATTTGCTTACATTTTAGGTAGAGCTAAGATGCGTGAAAAAGCTATGCGTCGTGTTCTTGATATGCAAAACAATGGCATTGAGTTACCTGAGATTACACCTGAGTTGATGAGAGCGTATGAAGATGACTTTTACTCACAGGTCTTTGACAATCAAGGTAATATTATAGACGAAGCTACACAGTTTGCTCGTAAAGAGGTTACTCTTACTCAAGAACTTACAGGCTTTACAAAAGGTCTTAATGATGTCTTTACAGCTACACCTATGGCTAAACCCTTTTTCTTGTTTGCAAGAACAGGTGTAAATGGATTAAATCTTACAGGTAAGCATACACCCGGATTTAATTTCTTAGTTAAAGAATTTAATGATATAGCATTTGCTAATCCTAACGATCTAAGTAATGTATCAAAGTATGGTATATTTACACCAGAAGAACTAGCTAATGCTAAATCGTTACAAACAGGTAGATTTGCAATGGGTGCTGCTGTAGTATTTATGGCTACACAAGCTTGGATGAGAGGTGATCTTCACGGTAACGGACCAGTAGATAGACAAACAAGACAAGTGTGGCTAGATGGAAAATGGGAGCCACGCACAATTAATATAGGTGGTGTACGTGTAGGTTATGATTCAATGGAACCATTTAACCTTATTATGTCTACAATCGCTGATGTAGGTGACGCCAGTGAACTTATGGGTGAAGAGTGGACTGAAAATCAACTAGGTAAAATATCTCTTGTAGTAGCACAGTCTGTTACAAGTAAATCTTATTTAGCTGGACTTCAATCCTTTGTTGATTTATTTGCTGCTAAACCCGGTCAAGGACAGCGTATAGTAGGTTCACTGCTTAATAATACTGTACCTCTATCTGGTTTACGTAACGAACTTGGTAGATTATTTACACCATATATGCGTGAAATTAACTCAGGTGTTATAGAGTCTATACGTAACAGAAACCTACTTACTGAACAGATTGCTGGTGAAGGACAATTACCTGTTAAATATGATATACTAAAACCTAACTCTCCAATAAAAGATTGGGACTTTATGACACGTGCATTTAATGCTGTCAGTCCTGTATCTTTAAATTTAGAGCAAAGTGAAGGTAGAAAATTCTTATTTAATAGTGGTTATGATATGAGATTATCTACATATTATGCCCCTGACGGTACTAACTTAACCGAAAATGCTGAAGTAAGATCTTTATTTCAACAAGCTCTTGGTATGGAAAATCTAGAACTTAAACTTCTAAAGTTGTCGAGAGATCCTAAAGCAATAGCTTCACTAGAGCAGATGTATAAAGACATAAAATCAGGACAACGTGGAGACTATAGTGCTGGAGACTACTACCACAATAGGCAGATAGAAAGGTTATTTAACTCAGCTCGTAGAAGAGCTTGGAGGAAGGTGTCTAATACAGACATAGCCAGAAATCTTATAGAAGAGCAAAGACTTGAAAAAGAGAAACAACTCCAGAAACAACTTCAAACTACACTACTCACAATGTACAAATAAATGGCAACAACCTTCGTAGATTATACAGGAGACGGGAACGCTACGAAGGCGTTTTCCTTTCCTTCCATCAAAGAGGCTGACGTTAAAGTAGAAGTTGATGGTGTCGTAAAGACAACCAGTACTCACTATAACATAACCAGCTATACAACAACCGGCGGTGGTAACGTAGTATTTACTTCCGGTAATATACCATCCAGCCCTGCAAAGATACGTATTCGTAGAGATACAGATGTAGATAATGCTTTAGCAACTTATACAGCAGGCTCATCAGTTAAAGCAGGCGATTTAAACAATAACCAAACACAAATTCTGTATGCTGCACAAGAAGAACAGAACGTAGTTAATGCTACTACTACTGTTTCCGGCCTTATGTCACATACTGACAAAGCAAAACTTGACGGTATAGAAACAGCAGCAACAGCTGACCAAACAGCATCAGAAATTAGAACCCTTGTAGAAAATGCCAGCGATAGTAATGTATTTACTGATGCTGACCATTCTAAGCTTAATGGCATAGAAGCTGGTGCAACAGCAGACCAAAGTAATTCAGAAATTAGAGCAGCCGTAGCAGCTGCTTCAGACAGTAATGTTTTTACAGATGCAGAAAAAACTAAGCTATCAGGCATAGCAGCTGGTGCTGGTGCTTCAACATTTGCAAGTTTAACTGACACACCAGCTAACTTTACAGGTGCAGCTAATAAAACAGTAAAGGTAAACTCATCTGGTAACGCACTTGAGTTTGTTACAGTTACAACACCAGCTGGTAACTTTGCTGGTCTTACAGATACACCATCCAGTTTTACAGGACAGGGTGGTAAAACAGTTAAAGTAAACTCAGCTGGTAATGCTCTTGAGTTTGTAACTGTAGGTGCTAGTGACGTTGTAAACGATACTACACCACAGCTTGGTGGTAACTTAGATGTACAAACAAACGAGATTACTACAAGCACAACTAACGGTAACGTCAAGGTAACACCTAACGGTACAGGTGTTGTAGAGATCAAAGGTGCAGGCGGTGCAGATGGTACACTACAACTTAACTGTTCAGCAAACAGTCATGGTGTTAAAATCAAGTCACCACCACATAGTGCTGCACAAAGCTATACACTAACCTTACCATCTAATATAGTAAACGGTCAGTTTCTAAAGACAGATGCTAATGGTAATCTGAGCTGGGCAGCAGCTGGATCTCAAAACATAGCAATCAATACACTGTCTAGCTCTGGTGGCTCTGGTGGTGGTAGTGCAACCTTTAACGGTTCTGCTACAAGATTTACATTATCAAACCCCGGTACAAATGCACAAGCTCATCTTGTTAGCGTCAATGGAGTCGTTCAGAAACCTAATAGTGGAACCAGTCCAAGTGAAGGATTTGCTATTGATGGTAACGATATTATATTTGCCAGTGCCCCTGCTAACGGTGCTGACTTCTTTATTCTCACCCTCGGAAACGCAATAAGTATCAACACACCAGCTGACGATACAGTTACATCTGCTAAGATTGTAGATGGTACTATTGTCAATGCTGACATAAATGCTTCAGCAGCTATTGCTGGTAGCAAGTTAGCAGATGATAGCGTAACAGAAGCTAAACTAGATATACATGCAGCACCCTCTGGCACAGACAAAATACTTGGTTATACATCCAATGGTATGGAGTGGGTCGAATCAGCAGCCGGAGCTACAGGTGGCGGTACAGATAAAATATTCTGGGAAAATGGTCAAACAGTGACAACTAACTACACTATTACAAATAATTATAATGCAATGTCTGCTGGACCAATAACAATTAACAATGGTATCGCCGTAACAATCGGTACTGGAGAAAACTGGACAATAGTATAAATTATGCCTTTAACATTAAACGGGTCTGGCACAGTATCCGGTATATCAGCTGGTGGTTTACCAGACGGATGTATACAAAGTGCTGATTTAGCGGCAGGGGTTGGTGCTGGTAAACTTTTAAAAGTGCATTACGCTCAAACCGATACGTCAGTTACCATAAACACTCCATCAAGAGCAGATACAGGTTTGGCTATAACTTTTACACCAGAAGCACTTGGTAGTACATTTTATATTCAAGCAAATCAATTTGGTTTAAATGGTGTAAGTGGCGATCAGGGTCTCTTTAACTTATATTTAATGAGAGCAATTGCTGGTGGAACTGCATCTGAATTACGAGTATATAGATATCTTGGAAATTATACCTCAAATGATAGGGCATATCATGGTTCTCCATTAGGATGGAAAGATACACCTTCCTATTCAGCAGGGCAGACTTTAAACTATCATATTGAAGCGGGATTTTACACAGGTAACTACAGTCTTCAGTATAAAGCACAGGAAGGAGACCTTCTCTCCACAATTTTTGTTTACGAATTAGGAGCTTAAAATTATGGCAATTAATACTAAGCATGACGCATTAACATCCTTAAAACCAAACGAAGGTTGGAGTTGGTCAGGGTATGACTACAAAAATTTAAATTGGGAAGGTAAAAGTACAAAACCAACTGAAAGTGAAATAGACGCAGAGCTAACAAGATTAAATAATTTAGAACCTATGACACAGTTAAGATATGAAAGAAATAAAAAACTAGCTGCAAGTGATTGGAGAGCAAGTTCAGATCTTACTCTTTCAGATGATTGGAAAACCTATAGACAAGCATTACGTGATATCACTAAAACAGCTAACCCTAAATTAGAGAGTAATGGTAATGGTCGACTTGATTTTACTTCTGTTACTTTTCCAACGGAGCCTAGTTAATTATGAGCCAATTAAAATTAACCGCAGACGGCGGTGGAGGAACAGTTGCTATCAAGGGACCAACTAGTACAGCTGGTAATGCAGCTATTGAATTAACTGTACCCGGAACTGGTAATAGCACGTTAGCTACTACAGCTACTGCTGGTAAAATTCTTCAAGTGATACAAAATGTAAAAACTGATGTTGCTTCTATGAGTACACAACAGTCTGAAACAGCAATACCCGGAACAGATCAAGGTGGTTCTGGCAGTATTTATTGTGTAAAGATCACACCTTCATCAACATCAAGTAAAATCTTCTTTAAAGTAACTCTTAATCATGGAACTACAAACGATCAATTAAGTGGAGGTATTCTGTATAGAGATTCAACTGCTCTTGGTTTAGCTACCTCTGTTGGTAGTAGAAAGGCAGTAACATTTCCTTTTCCTTATATTGCTGATGGTGATGGTTCAAACCCAATAATATATACAGCTTATTACGAATATTTAGATAGTCCTAGCAGTACATCAGAATTAACATATTCAGTTAAATATTATAACCATCATGGAGATACAAGTTATATCAATAGAAGTATAAGAGATAGTGCTTCTACAACTTATGATGTTCGTACATCATCAACTCTTACAGTAATGGAGGTAGCAGCATAATGGCAACTTTAAATACAACAAACATTAAACATGCTTCCTCCAGTTCTAACAATATTGTTTTAGCTAGTGATGGAAGTTGTACGTTCCCAAGCACAAATACAGGTAAAATTCTTCAAGTTTTACAGGCAGTTAAAACAGACACAGCAAGCGTATCAAGCAATAACTTTGGTGATTTATCAGGAATGAGTCAAGCTATTACTACAACTGGTTCAAATAAAGTATTAATAAGACTTTCTGTTAATTGGGGTACTGAAGCTGGTCACGCAATTAATTTTAGACTTGCAAGAACTACAAGTGGTTCTACAGTAGTTGTTACAGCAATTCTTGGTGATGCTGCTGGGAGTAGGGATAGGGTAATTTTTGGTGGACTTGCATCAAACGCATCTTGGGAAGTTAATCCAGCATCAATGGAGTATTTAGATAGTCCAAGTGCTGGTACACATACTTATAGTCTTCAATGGGCAGTACCATCAGGAGCAACTACCGCATACTTTAATAGAAGTCATCGTGATAATGATGCTGCTGGCGAAGCTAGAACCCCAAGCGTAATAACAGTAATGGAGGTAGCAGGCTAATGGCATTAACAAAAATAACAGGTGGAGACGGAATCAAAGATGCTTCTATCAAAGAAGCCGATCTTAATATAGATAACACCCCTACAAATGATTATGTACTAACTGCTAAGTCCAGTGCAGCTGGAGGTCTTACATGGGCTGAAGCTGCTGCTGGTGCTAGCGGCGGCGGGTCGGACAAAATCTTTTGGGAGAACGGGACTACAGTAACTACTAGCTATACGATTACTAATAATCATAATGCTGGTACGTTTGGTCCTATAACAGTAAATTCAGGAGCTACAGTCACTGTAGGTTCTGGCGAGACATGGACGGTAATTTAACATGCCAGTAATTATAAACGGAACAAGTGGAGATATATCAGCTTCAAGTTTGACAGGTGTACCTACAGGTAAGATTCTGCAAGTTGTTTCAGTTACTAAAACAGATGTAGCAAGTAATTCAACAGCTTCTCAAACTTGGTGGAGTTATACAGATAGTAGCTTAAGAGTTACGATCACACCAACTTCAGCATCAAATAAAATTTGGGTCACAGGTTCTTTAACATTAGGTGTAGACCACACATCATCTATGTTTATGAGATTAGAAAAAGATGGTGTCAGGATTGATGCAGCTAGTGGAGACGCATCTGGGAATCATTCAAGATGTATGACTGCCACACAGCATGCCAGCAACGAGAACATGCCACATCCAAATAAAATAGTTAATTATCTTGAGACCGCTGGAAATACAAATAGCAGATACTATAACTTTGGTTTAGCTCATGTATCAGGAAACACTAAAACAATTTATATAAACAGAGGTCATCAAACTACTGATACTTTTTATATTCCTAAGTGCGTGTCATCAATTACCGCAATGGAGATAGCAGCATGACAATAAAATTAGTCGGCTCCTCTTCGGGGTCAGTAGCACTAGATGCTCCAGCATCAACTACAAGTGGTGCAAATATAGAGTTTAAATTACCTGTAGCTGATGGGAGTGCAGATCAAGTTATTACTACAAATGGCTCTGGTCAGCTTCAATTTGCAACCATATCTGGATCTCCAGTTAAGCAAATAAAGAATTATTATCAAACAGGCGACTTTACTACTACTTCTTCATCTTACACTGATATAACAAACGCATCATTATCAATAACACCTACTTCCGCTACAAATAAAATAAAAGTTACTCTTATATCTAATATCTTTAACGGACATACTGGCTATAGCCGTACTAGAGCACAGATAAGAATATTAAAAGATAATTCTGCAGCTCATTCAATATATTATTTTGCTGGTCATCAAGGTCCAACAAATGACTATTTATTTTTTCCAATGGCTTTTGAGTTTGTTGAAACAGCAGGCAGTACGTCTGCAAGAACATATAAAATGCAAATCATGAGAGCAGAAGGAAACCAAACTTTAACCCTAAACGGTTTTTCATACACAGTACAAGAATTTACAAACGCATAATTATGGCATTAGATCACGAAGCAATCTACTCTGCATACGCAGGCACAGTAGTAACAATAGACGACTCCGCTGGAGCGTTTGACAAAGATGGCAAATCAGTATCACTTGACAACGCCAAAGTAGCAGCAGCTCGTAAATCAATAGATGATGCTTTAGCAGCTACAAAATATCAAAGAGATAGAGCAGAAGCTTACCCTTCTTGGCAAGACCAGCTCGATAAAATCTATCACTCAGGCGTAGACGCTTGGAAAGCAGATATTAAAGCAATTAAAGATAAATACCCAAAACCATAGGAGGGTAAATAATGTCACGAATAATCGTAGACTCAATACGTAACTCGTCAGCTGGTTCTGACGGGATTACGCTTAGTTCAGATGGTAAGGTAGCGTTTCCTAATACAAGTACAGGTAAAATTCTTCAAGCTGTAAATGTTTTTAAAGGTACTAGATTTACTACAAGTAGTACAAGTTGGACAGATATAACTGATTTAAGTATTTCTATAACTCCTAGTGCAACTTCAAGTAAAATACTACTTATGTGTAGTATGGGAGCAGCTGGAGTAAACAAAAATAATTTAGATTTTGGTAACGGAATTAGAGTTATGAGAGATATTGGTGGTGCCGGTTACAGTAATGATAACAAATTAAATGGTGCTACTGATGGAAATAGAGATAGAATTACTTTTAGAGGTCATGGTTGGGCGTATAACAACGACCATATGCCCGGAGGAGTTGGTTTTAACGGAGTAGATGATCCTAGTACAACAAGTGCAGTTACTTATAAAGTACAAGTTATATGTCAATCTTCTAGTTATGCTTTTGTCTTGAACGGAAACATAACAAGTGGTAATAATTCTAGTATTGCACAAGGAAGATCAATGACATCACTTATAGCTATGGAAATAGCAGGATAGTGGACTTACCCACCATAGTATTACCTGATATAAAAAAGATAGAGACTGTCGAAATACCTATACCTACAGCTGATGTACCATACTATAAACCTATGGTAGTTCCTCCTAGTGATCTACGAGATCAGGAAGAGGAGCCAGTTAAGACTGTAGAAGAAAAACCACCCGAACCACCTACCCTTAAAATACCGTTTATTAAACAACCAGTGCCTCGACCTTCAACAGAGGTTGTCGTAGTGGCAGCTACAACAGCGATTACAGCAGTAGCAGCTACAACGCTTACACAGCCTTTAGTTGAATGGGTACGTAAAAAAGTTCAGAAATTACTACAAAATAAAATAAATAAATGGAGACAAAACCGCCAGAAAAAAAAGGACTCATCAGCAAGTTAAAAGAGGCTGCTGAAGACAAAGAACATCAAATAGAAATATTAGGAACATTTGTAAGGCTTGGTGTAGTTGTCTGGTCAGGTTTTATCATTACGATGAACTATGTAGAAATACCAATGGTTAAAAAATCTGGTAATTCAGATATCACTTTCGTCGCCAGCGTTTTTACGGGTGCACTTGCAACATTCGGTTTAACGACTGGTAAAAACGGTAGTAGTAAGCCACCCGAATGTCCAATGATGAAAAAACAACCAACTACAAAGACATGAAAATATGGATACTACTCTTAGCCCTGTTGTCACCCGCAGCTGCAAGAGCAAACACTGTGACGCCTCAGTTTACAACAGGCAGTATGCAGAGTACAACAACTACAACTCAAACCATAACAGAAGAGATAGTACACGACGTACTAGGAGCCGAAGTCAAAACTTGGTCTGGTACAAATATTACGCCAAGTGGTGCGATTGGTGCAACCGATACAACATATTCAGTTACAACAAATGCAACCGAATGGGATCTATCAATAACAACAAGAGACGCAGGAACAATAGAAACAATAACAATAGACAGAACTATAGAAACAGATTCTACTACAAACTCTTACTCTATCTTTGCACAATAAGTACACCTGTATTTGCTGAAGATACAAATGTCAGCAATCCTGTAGCTGCTGCTACTGGTAACGTAACTAACCAAGCTGTACAGTTTCAAAATAATGGTGCGTCATCACGTCAGATATATGGTCCAAACATACAATGTAATGGATCTACAATGACGTTTAGCCCTTTTTATATGGGTAATCACAGCAAACCATTAGATGAGTTTATGCAACCTACTAGCTACACCCTAGCAGAAAACTGGGGGTTCCAGATTAACTTTATGGTTCCTCTAGATAAGTCAGGATATAAACAGTGTAAAGAAATGGCGAAGAGATATGAGGAGAAGATGAAGCTCGAGTTTGAGATTACACGAGCACACAAATGTGCGGACTTACAAAGAAAAGGCTTTACGTATAGACCTAACACACCTAATGCAAAGTTGTGTCAGGATATCATACCTATAGTCAAAACTAAGCCGCCTAAAAAACAAAAGAAATTTTTATTATTTTAACACCATGCCATCAACAATAGCATTACAAAGAGCAGCAAGAGAAGCAGAAGCTAAAGCTAAAGTAAAAGCTGCTAAGAAAAAAGCACCAGCTAAAGAGGAGACTAAATAATGTTAGGATTACTTAAACCACTTGTTTTAACAGGACTAAAAAGCCCTAAGTTTAAGCAATTTGTAGTTGATTTACTAGAAAAGCTAGTAGAGCAAACAGATAACAAGTTAGACGACAAAGCACTAGCTATAGTTAAAAAAGGACTAGAAATAGAGTAATGGAACAACTAAAGAAACTACCTAAAAAAGCAACCGAAGAGAGTTTTAACGAGCTACACTATCTTGTTACAGAGGACTTTCTACGTAGAATAAGAAGCGGAGAAGCGACTACACAAGATTTAAAAGCAGCTTGCGATTGGCTAAAAACCAACGACATTACAGGTGTAGCTTTTGATGGTAGTCCTTTAGATAAGCTCAACAAACTTCTACCTACTGTAGACCCTGCACTCGTTAAGAGGAAAGTATATGGCAAAAACGTCTGAATACTACAAGAAAAACCCAAAGGCTGCTGCTAAACGTAGAAAGCAGCAAGCTAAATACAACAAAACAACTAAAGGTCTAGCAATTAGAGTCAATGCAAACAAACTTAATAGGAAACTTGGCACTTACGGTAACAAAGACGGTAAGGATTCTTGCCATGCAAAAGGCAGTACTACTAAAGGAAAGACGTGCCCAGCAAAAGTTAACCGAAAAAGCAGAACTAAAAAAGCATGACCCCATTACTACCTAACCCTGATCACTACTTACACA